TCTGATTCCCAGCAACAGTAGCACCACGGGCTTCCTTGTTTCCTTGAGAAGTTTCTGGGTACACTTTAGAAACATCTAGGAAAACCTGTGGAGTTTCGTTCTCGTCTTCGTCAATCCAAGTGCCAAGTGCTCTATGTGGACGGCCTGTCAAAGCGGCGTGGTGTTCTGGAGTATGCATATAGCGGGTAACATCACTCACACCAAAGTCATCTACAGGAACACGGTCTTCAAAGCCACCAAGTGATACAGAAGTTCCCGATTCAGCAGGCTCACCTGTTAATGCAAAAGTAGTAGACCCACCATATTTTTTGGTAGTTTCGGCTACTGTGCTAGGGTTAACCTTGTTAACCTTGTTGTATTCAAAACTGTCAGGATTAACAATTTCATCAGCGGGCATTAATTGCCAGCCTTTGAAGCCGCTTTCTTAGCAGGAGCCACTTTCTTAGCAGAAGCCTTTTTAGCAGTGGCTTTCTTTTTAGCCACTTCTGCCTGAACTTCTTCTACAAGTTCTGGAAGTTCTTCCGAAGCCTTGGCAAGAAAGTTTGCTGTACCCCTGTCACCGATCATGGTGCTTGCATAGGCAAGACCTGTGATAACAAGAGGCATGATTGCAGCCTGTGCGCCTGGGTCAATGTTTGCCTTAGCAAGAAAAAACGAAAGTGCGCCGACAACGGCACCTTTTAGAGTCTGGTCTGCGACCTGCTGGTTCTTTGTAGCCATTAGTGCTCCTTAAATGGGTCACTTAATGATACTATTTTTTTACTTCTCGTTCTTGCGTAAAGGCTTGGAAGGGTGAACCCGTATATGGGTCAAATTTGCTGGCTACAGCAAGAGCCTTGTTAGCAATAGTTTTTGCCTGTTGCGCACTCAGTTTCTTACCCCCTGCAAGGGTCTGTAGGGCACCAAGAGCATAGGAAGACCCTGTACCAATGGCATAGATTCCAGCCGTGTCCGATGTCCACGAGTAGTCTCCGTCAATAATATAGAGGGTTCCATGAACCACCAAAATAATGGTGGACCCATGTTCAGCCATATGTTCAGAGCCTTCACGCTCTGGGACAGAATAGCCCTGCTCGTCAAAGCAAGTTCGTAATGCTGGGATGAACTGTCGGGTAATGAACTGGTCTAACTTTTTGCCGTAGGCATGCAAGGGTGGAGGAGGTGGTGTGAAAGCGTGATGAAGGATGTTGATGGCTCTCACATCACCTGCGGCTCCAAGGATGTATTTACCATTTGCGGCAATCTTGCTAGAACCTGCCCCAAGTGTAGTTACTTGATATGCCATACCTGATTCGTCAAAAGACGATATACGACTGTCAGTACAAATAACAGCGTAGTTGTCACCCTGAATACCTACAATAGTTGTCATTATGCTTTGTATTCCTTGTTGTGGTACATCGCCCAACCATCACGAATAGGGATCATCTCAAGATTGAATTCAGCGTCACCGTCTTTGTATGTCACCACACAGAGACCTTGTTGCCAATTCTCAGTGATAGTCATTGGACGACCATCAAGGTCAATACCACCCTTAGTGGAAGGTACAACACCATCTACACGAGCAAGACAACCAGCGGAGGCGGCAAGAATAGTTTTGCGACCATCGTAGTCTTCACGAGTTACTTCAGCCCATTCACGGCGATGAATATGTCCATAAAGAACTGATGTCTTCTCATTAGCCAAATACATGTGTGCTGTAGAGCCATTGCTCTTAACACGAGTACCGTGGATAACTTTCAACTTCTGGTTAATCCAGTAGTAACCAGCAGGGTAACCAGGAACATACTTAACATTAAAATCATCAAAACGACACAAGAATGGAACAGATAACACAGGCCAGTTATCTGGTGTGTCTCCACGCCTCAAACCAAACGAAGCCTTAGCATTGTCCAATGTGTAGTTAACAAGTCGTTCTTCGTGGTTACCTGCAAGCCAAACAATCTCAGCATCAGGTGCTACTGCACGAAGGCGAGCACACAAAATAGTGGCGTAATCAATGGACTTTTGAGTCGTCAATGCATAAGCAGGACTAAGTCGGTATTTACCAAACTCAGCAAAGTCCAAGTTATCACCATGCATAACAACTTTTTCAGGCTTCAAATCCTTAATCATTGCAATACAAATATCAATAGCGGCTTCGTCATGTATTGGTTCTAGTTCACCGTGTGAGTTACGGAAATAACCAATCTGCATATCAGGAAGAACTACTGCTGTGTTCCATTCTGTTTGCTTGTTACTCTTTGTAACTTTTACAGGTGGCAACTTAACTGCTGGTCCCTGATGAACAGGATTCCATTCAGGACCTTCTGCCCACTTGGGTGAGAACTGAATAGCACTTAAGTCATGTATTTGTGCTTCACCGTCAGCATCTTTTGTTAAAGATTGATAAAGAGATACACGCTTTACAGAACCAATTTCATTGACATCAATGTTTTGTCGTTCTAATACTTCAAGCAACTTACCAAGAGCCTTGGCATTGTTTGCTGGTTTATTAAGATCACTCGCCAAGTCGCTCACAAGGGCACTCTCCATTTATGTGTCGTTGAATTGTACTGATGCTGACGGAATGACCGTGCTTACGCAAGTTTTGTGTGAGCCATGACGCACTGTAAGTTTTTGAACGACCTTGACCTCTATCGGCTTTAATCAATTCAATGGCTTTATTAAGAGCCTCAATATCTTTTTCTTCCATGTCTGACATCATGACGGACAACTTGCAATGAACTTGGTTAGCGTTCAAGCGAGGTGCCATCAAGTCGTCATACAAAGACCTTTTGTCTTTGTTTGCCATCTTGACTCCCTGGGGTATCTATGCAAAGTTCTATTCAAGAACTTATTGTGCATCGTAGCATGAACTGATGCACAATGCTGAGACCCTACTTCGTCAAATGCCAATCAATATGGTCGTCAAGACGCACGCCTACATGGTCAACACTGGACTGCACTTTGTCCAATCTGTGCATTACTTGATCGTGGTCAACACTGTTAGTTTGTTTCATTGATTTAAACTCTTTAATTGCAATACCTACAAGAGTTACAAATGCACCAATAACGGCGACAATGATAGAAGCGATTGCTGGGTCCATATCAGGTATAACCTCCACGCCAAGGTCCCCATGTGATGGCTTGGAATGTATCAGGAGAATCTCCATGACCATACAATTCTTCTGCGCCACCAGGACCATGGTGTGCTAATAGGTGAGCCGCTTGAAAAGAACGATAACGGCGAGCATTAGTTCCACTACTAGAAAGTGGTCTTTGAAAGTCACCCATTGGTTGACCCATGACAGCATCGTGTTGATGACGATCAATTGTATATCCAGGACCACGATTAACTCCACGCCAATCTCCACGCCATGCTCCTGGGTGGTATATAGAACCACTGTAATCGTATAGTTTTAAGCCTTGATTTTGACCCATATTTGCAAAAACATCCATGGCGTGAGTGCCTGTTTTAATTGCATTATTTATAGTTTCTGTACCCAAGTGTGCTGCAACATCACCAGTAGTAATAGTTTTATCAATAAGTCGTTCTCTGTTTGCTTCTGTGTTATTTTGACTAAAAGCACCTGCTAAAAGAAGACCAGCAACGGCAGGGTCATCTTCTGAGTATGTTTGTAGTCCCCGCTTTGCACGAACTTCATTAAACTGTTCACCAATATGTGTAAGTCGTCTATTTTCTTTTGAATAGTATTCACGACCTTGCTGAAGCATCTCAGGATTTTTAACAGCAGTGGAATAAAGTCCAACTAAATTTTCTGCACCCCTTCTAACTTCTGGGCTACGCATGAGAGCGTCCCAATCAGGCGTCATACTATTGCGTTGGGTAGTCCTACCAGTTTCAGGATTTGTATGTGGTTCTTTTGGAAATGCATGGCTGAAAGCCGATGTAGGCATAGTTTGTGGAGTATAAGAAAGTCCCATTTCATCTGGAACAACTAATCCACTTTCAGTTTTACGAGCCATTACATTTCCTGACCGTAATCAGCGTTTTCTTTATTTACCTTACGATAAGCGGCAGAACCACGCTTACGCTGGCGACTAGAGTCAACTGGTCGGGAAGGACGGCGCACTGGCTGTTGCTTCTTATCAATGTCCAGACGACCTGGTTTGAAGTTGTCTAAAGGATCGGTGTAAGGGATACCAATTCCAGACATATGGCGCTGAACATCAATACCACCACGAGGACCCATTGGTGTAGGAACAAATGGGCTAGGGTAATCAGTCCCATATTCGGGTCGTTGATAAAATTGTTCACTCATAAACTCTTTTTTGCTGGTACGCAAAACAGGTGAGAAGTTATAAGAGACCATGGCTCCTGCATACACAGGAGCAATAGGCATACTAGCCGTAGAGGTAGGACCGCTACTGTCCTGTGCAGGAGCGCTGTTTGATGCGCCCTCCACGAGTATCAGTCGTAAACGACAGTTGGGTTCGGACGGTTCATGTGTCCACCCGTGTTGTACTCGTACTCAAAGTATGGCATTGAATCGCCTGCAACTGAACCTTGAACAAACTCGCTGAGAACAGTAGGAGCCTCAATCCAAGATGCTGCACCCACATGGGCACGCTCCTGCATTGTCTGCTCTGCATGCTTGTAGAACATCTCAGGGTTGTTGTGGTTCATACGCATTGGAGATGGAGCGGTGTCCATGTATGCACCTTGAGCGAAGTCATTAGGGACATCGGTATCGGTAGCGACTCCCTCTTCAAAACGAAGAGGACCTTTGTTCATTGGAATGCTTGGAGCAAACCCACGCTCAAAAATATGTTCTCCACGCTCTGGGAACATTGGAACTGGTGAAACTGGCACTTTGTTATTCCTCCATAAAAGGGGTATTGACTTTCTACAAGAATACCATTTTTTAAAGGGTCTATCTGAAAAACGGGCTATTGGACGCTTGCACCTGTGGCATTGTGTCCATAACTGTCAAAGAACAGGCAATAGCCAATGAATCTGGATAGTCGTCAAATGCACCACGCTCGTTAGGAGCCGCCGCTAATAAGTACGGTCCTTTATAGATTTTTTCAAGGTCAGACATCTGCTGGTTAAAACGCTTCCATGTACGAGTACGGCGAGCCTTAGAATGTCCTGGAAGAATCAATTGGTCTCTTTGAATAAGTTCCGTCAGATGCACCCAGCGCTCGTTCTGAGCCTTTGAATCAGACGAGATGGGTAAAACCTCAATATCGGGTAGAAGTAGCGCTAGACGCTCTGCTACAGCGCCTCCTACGCCCTGTGAGTCCACTCCTACACGAAGCAGGTCATAATGGCGAAGGAAGTCAATAATATGGAAATATTGGGCTTCCCATTCTTCGTTGTTAATCTCAAGCCAGTTAAGTACACGGTGTTCATAGAAGCCAAATGGGTCTGGATGGTCCCAGTCAACCCACACAATAGTCACAACCGTGGAGTCATTAGAACGAGCCACATCTATGCCTGCCACACAGGGTGTGCGCCACCATTCTTTGACCAAAGGCATAGATTGGTCATATAGGCGATCCATGCGTTCTTCAGTAACAAACATTCCTTTTTCAAGAATAAATTTATTACAGTAAGACATCTGGAATTCATCGGAGTCTTCACCAATACGCAGTTTCTCTTTAGAGATGAATTTAGAGTAATTATCGTTGTATTTTGATGCAGTACGGTAATCGTACTCAAAATGGGCTTCACGAAACTTTCGTCCACCATTGGCAGAACGGCGCTTATTGTACTGAATCATACGATAGAAATAAGATTTCTGTCTGTTAGCAGTTCCTGTTAATGCAATTGTTCCGTTGTTGAACGCCAGCATAGGCTTGATTGACTTAGCAATCATGGTCTCATCGGCTTCCTGAGCCTCGTCAATAAGGACAAAGTGGTAGGTCTTAGATTCAATCTTTGCCTTGGGGTTACAAGTCTGCATACGGCATAGTGAGCCAGCGTGCTTCAAAGTAATAAGACGACCACGACCACGAGTACCACCACCTGTTGCTTTGTCATCAATCTCAGGGTCAAGCAAGAATTGCATTGCGTGATCACTTGTCAACTTAGAAACAATACGACTGAATACAGTTTCAGCCTGTTCTTCTGTTGGCGCAAATACACCTACCCAAAAACCTTTATTGAACTTCTCTAACCATGTCGGATAGATAGGAGCCAACTTGGGAAGGATGACCATCATGCCAGCCATAACTGCTGAAAGAACTTCTGATTTACCAGACTGACGAGTTGCTACAACAGTCAACTCATCACCATCTCCTAACACAACAGATTCAACAATGCGATATGCAATAGGGATTTGGTAGGGAAAGAATTCAATGTCGCAGAACTCTTCAGTAAAGATAATGATTCGTTTTACTAATTGGTCAACGAATTCAGCCGATGTCTCGTCCAGTTCTTCGGGGTCACCAAAGTCCTCCAACGGTTCAACAAGATCGTCCTGTTCAATCATGCTGGGGTACGGCTCTGTAGTTCATCCCAAAGGTTTTTAACTAGATTCATAATAGTGGTGAAGTCCTCTGGGTCTGCCTTGTGATACGCCCATTTATCATAAGAAGCACCAAGTTCCATAAGACATGCATTAAGCCAACCACGCAGTTGACTTTCATCCATGTTTTTAATTCTGTCAGGCCGTGGTGGTTCTTGCTTGGTTGTTTTTTTGAATATCATTCCAATTTCCAATTTCTGAAGCGCTGATGTCTAGGTAACGACCTTGTACAGCAGATAAAGTACCAGCAGTGTCATCAAGATTTTGACGATAACAAACACCAATCTGAATACTGCGCTTAAACATAGCAACATAAACGCCACGACCCTTACGCCACGGCTCAGATAATTCATGCATTGTTCCAAAACCAACAGAAATTAATCGGTTGTCTGAACGAACAATCCAATAGATTGGACCAATGCCTTGCACTGTGTCTTTTGTTCCCCTAAACACAAGCCATGCATATGTTGAAAAAGGAATGACAAATGCAAAATGTTGAAACAATGTCATGTACAAGTACACCAACATAAAAACTAAAGGGCCATACCCTAAAATATAACTAACTTTTTTATAAATCCTGCGTGT